CTTGGATCCCACGAAATTTGCAATCGTCCACGGTGATATTGAGAAGCAATGATTTTGATTCGATATATCATGTCTCCTCTCCAGTATTGGAAACACTGAGAGGCAAAACAGGAAGGAAGCATTGCCAATCGCACTGCCGAGGTTATACCAGTGGCAGCAACTAGTCCAGGATGAACTCCCCAATTAATCAGATTTGCACCAGTTGCAGCAGTTTCGGGCCATGATACAGCAGCAAATACACCCTCTCGGGCAGCGAAGGCGGCAAGATTCATAGGATCATCTGGAGGACATCCAGTGACACGAGGATCAATTGATAACTCATTCTTAGCATCAAGGGTTAACTTGTCCACAGACTCAGGAAGATCTGGGGCTCCCAAATTTGGTAAAGCAGAAGGCTTCACATAGTGGACATCCGAAACATCTTTTGTTTTAGAATAGCCAAGTAAAGCAGCTGCTTTGCCTATACCAGTAGCAGCCATACTAGTAGCAGTAGCGAAGGGCCCAATAACCGGAACATTTGTCAATGTGTCCGCAACTTTCGCTATTGAAGATGCAGGACGAGAAATAACGCCATTCATAGCATATTCATCCTTTTGGGGAGTAGACTGTAGCGATAATTCATCTGTGGCTCCCAACAATTCAATATCAGAAGCCCAAGCATAAGTAACCACATCTACATTAGCACCAACGGAAGTATTAGCTGACAATGTGGTGACATATGTTCTGTAAACAAGTTCACCCATATCATCAAAGTCAGTAGCACGAGTAGCATTCAACCAACTCCTATGCCATAGAAAAGGCAATACCATCTCACCTCCCTGATTTGATTGCGGATAAATCCATATTCCTGGTCGCTGCGACTCAAGAATGGTTTCATCACCCACAGCAATAGGGGCGGTGTCAAACAATGGCAAGGCCCGGTACGAAGCACGTAGAGCACCATAAACAAATGGCGTGGAATTCACCACAATCTTAATGTGAAGGTTACAACGAATCCCAAAATAATTGTCCAACTTTCTTCCTATGATAGCATTACTAAAAAACAATGTCCAAGGAAAGATGGATCTGTTTATTGGTGTGCCCAAAGCAACGGCAAAGCCATCAATCTTAACAGGACGAGAGAAATACTCGTTAAGGTGTAAAATCTCAGGATTATCAGTTGATAAACTGGGTATCGTGGTGGCAAGATTCACCATAGTACCTTGATTATTATCTGTGAAAGTAACAGTTTGTTCTTTATTTTCACCAGGACCACTTTGTGAAGTTTTAGGCGCAACCATATCGACTTCACTCGATTGCAATGTGTAATCTAACTCTCCTAGATCAAGAAGATCATTTAACTCATGATTGAGACCTAAAGATGACTCTAGGATTTGTAAAAAAGAAGAAGAAGCAAGCCTTTAATCTCGAGTAATATGGCCCGGCTCAGGTTCCATATCATCACTTATGTCATGTGGATCCAACCAATCCATTCCTAAATAGGAACTTTGGGGAACGCCCTGGTGGGAATCCTCAATAACCCATTCTCCTTCATCTTCGACATCTCGATGAGGGCAGTAACTGCTATCAAGGGAGGAATTTTGGTTTCGTTGCGACATTTCCTCAAACGCCGCTTTAGCTTCACTCTCATCTGATGAGTCCCAAAACAACGTTTTGAGGACATCAAAAGGTAAGAAAGAAGTTGGTTTAAAATAAGCTTTCAGCCCAAGTTGGATGGCAACTTCTTTTAATAGGGATTGTTTTTCTTCGAATACCTCTCTCCCATAAAAGAAATATTCGCGTCCAGCACCAGTGATTACCTCAAGAGCCTGTTCGGATTCCGAGATAGAAGTTGACGCAACCCATACTGTTAGCTGCCGCTCGATAGAATCGTGGTCAAGAGGAGCCAAATAGGCTCCAACCTCATTATTCCATACCCATGATCTCTTAAGAAAAGAAGATGAATATATAGAAACATAAGGAACTGATTCAGACTCCTTATCAGGCATAGTGTAAGTGATTCCCATATCATTGAAGGCATCAGAGATAGTAACATGATTAAACCATGGACAGTCTTTACTTACAGACATAATATTGTCATCACCATATGTCATCAAGGAAACCGATTCCTTGAATCGGACACTGGAATGGAGTGAAGGTAAATCCTTTCCATGTGGGTTCAGCATGCGATAAACATATCTCATGTACAATGAGTTCACTAAACTGTTTATAATAACAGTAAGTGGATGGCCAGATGGGTTAGATCCAAAGAATTCCACCAAATCACCGTTGAAGTCAATTAGAGGATAAGCAGTATCAATAGCTATTCCACGCATGACTAGTAGATCATTAGGGGAAATACATTCTGATTCCTCTGCAAGATCAATGAGAATATCAAACGCTGCACGAATGAAGAGGGGACTCATCTTTTTATCAAATGATTTATAGTCACCAGCGACAACTCTATCTGAACCATGTCTAACGAGATAGTTATGTAAGTCAGTCCACTGATATGATTGAACAACTGTTCCTGAACCAGCCTCAAATATAAACCGATTTTCCTGGATCAATTTAACATGTGACAGAAAATATTTCCGCACAAGCAGCGACCAGTCAAGAGGGGCACCAGCAAAGACGCGAGTTTTTCCAATTGTGGCCTTCTTTAGTGAGACGGGTTCATCTTTGAGATGGGCACAAAAATTAGGATAGACTCGATCACCCTCAAGATATCGCCGCAACATATCATCCATACGGGACTGAATTTCATCATTCACTGCAAGAGGATTTTGATACCCCCGCTGTTCCTCCAATGGCTTTAAGAAGTACTCATTACTTTTCTTCCATGGATTGCCCGCGGATGCTTTAGTATTCATCTTATCAATGAATTTGACTCCACAAGCCCCATTAAGAGCAGTAAAATCGTCGAGAACATGAATAGCATCCAGTTGCTCCTGGGTGATACGTGAACGTATATCCTCCCAAAATTCAAACTTAACACTTGCCAAAATATCAGTTTGGAATTGGGTAACAGGCTCAACCATATCCATCGCGGCTATACGCCAAGGCTTCCAACCCTTCATAACTGGCTTAAAGTATTTAACTCTA